CCCGGCAGCCCCCGCACAGAACGCAGCCGCCAACACTGCTAATGCCGCGTCCAAGGAGGCTGTGTCGGCGGCCTCGGGTCAAAGCGCAGCGTCACAGACGGCAGATACGGCCAATAAGGCGGTTAATACCGTGGCAGCAGGAGCTAATGCCAAAGCAAATATCACGCTGGCGGGGACGTTCCGCACGTTAGGTCTCGCCATCAAGTCCATACCCGTGTGGGGCTGGATTGCAGCAGCCGTGGCTGCAATCGCAACGGCCGTAGGCGTATTGGCCGCCAAATCCGCCTCGGCAAAGAGAAAGGCAACGGAGGCATACGACGAAGCAATCAAGAAACAGGAAGAGTTCAATAAGGCGGTGGCCGAAAAGGTTGCCGACCAAATAACCATATACAATAAGCTTAGTCGCGAGTACAAGGCACTTGGCGGAAACCTAAGCGCACAGAAGAAGTTCATCAAAGACAACCAAGACGCTTTTCACGGCTTGGGTGTGCAGATTGGCAATGTAAACGACGCAAACAACTATCTCATCGCCAAATCCAAGGACGTTGTGGCTGCATTGATGGCGCAGGCTCGTGCGGCTGCTGCATTCGATATGGCTAAGCAAAAACAGAAAGAACTCATTGAATTACAAAACAACCCCATCAAGCCAAGGGAGGTCTCACGCAAGACCGTAGGTTACTCGTCGGGGTCTATAACTGGCGTTAACACGTACTTGACAAACAAGACCGACGAGCAGTACGAGAAAGATAAGGAGCGTGCACAAAAGGAGGCCGAAAAAGAACGCAAGGACGCAATTGCAGCCAAACAAAAGGAGCTTGCCGACCTCATCAAAATTCAGGACGAGAGTAACAAAGCATACTCTGACAGCATGAAGAAAACCAACGTCAAGGCTTATAACGGCAATGGCGGTAAGAGTGGTAAGGACGACAAGTTCGACAAGGAAAAGTCCTTGGCGCAAATAAAGGCTGCTAACGATGAATGGGTGGCAGCCGTGGAGAAATACGAGCGCGATGCCACCGACAAGGTGAACGAGCATGCTTTGAACGTCCGTGAAGACGGACTGGAAAAGGAATTAGAGCAGATAAAGGCTGACACTGCGAAGAAAAAGCAGGCGTGGGAAGACCAACTGCGACAATTGGCCGAAGTGCGCATGAAGTCCATGAAAGAGTTGTACATGGCGCGCAAGGGGGCTACCGAGAGCGGTTGGGCAAAGTCGGAAACGGGCAAGAAGACGGCCGAAGACCACATGAAAGACCTGCTGGCAGACAAGAAGATAAATGCCGAGTACTATCGTGTGCAGAACAACATTGTCGAGCAGGGAGAAAGGCAATTGGCAGAGGTGCGCCAAAAGCATGCCGACGCTATGGTGGAGCAATATGGCACAACCGCACAGAAGTTGGAGAAATTGCAGCGTGAGTGGGAGAAGAAGATGGCGGACGTACCGCCCGAATACGCCAAGAACGCATCCAAGCAGATGAAAGAGGCATTGGCCAAGCTGGCATCGGAGGATTTCAAGCAGTCCATCAATTGGGAGGGCGTGTTCGGCGACCTTTCCAAACAGTCGATTTCCGCCTTGGCTCACACCCGCGACAAGGTGCAGGCCTACTTTGAGCAGAATAAGGGTAGCATGTCGGGCACGGAAATAAAGGACTTCCAAGAGGCACTGCGCAAGATGGAGGACGAGATAGCCAACCGCAATCCGTTCACCGCGCTGCATAAGAGCTTAGATGACATAGGGCGGTCAAAGGCCGAGTTCACCAACGCCATGTCCGAGTGGAAGACGGCACAAGACGAGCTAACGGCTTCACAGCAAGAATATAACGAGGCCTTGTTCAATCGGACTATCATCCAACAACAGGTCGACGAGGGAAAACTATTGGCGTTTGGCAAGGAGATGGTAGAGGCAAACGAAAGGCTTGTGGCAGCCGAGAACAACCGTGCGAATGCACAGGAAAGGGTCTTGTCAGCCGAAAGGCGTACTGTCAACGCGCGTAACGGCATCACCAACGCATACCGCACGTTCGCATCCAACCTCCGTAATGTTGGCAATGTCGTGAATAAGGTTGGTGCGCAAGCCAAAAACCTTGCCTCTGTATTCTCGGCCGATGTCTCGGCAAGCATTGCCAAGGCGCTAGACTTCACCAATGAGGTGTTCGATGCGACCTCCTCCGTTATCCATTCCATCGGTGATGTAGGTAAGGGTGTGGCTTCGGGCGTGGAAAAGGCCGTATCTGCCGCTGCTACAGGTGCTACAACCGCAGCTGCTACGGGTGCAACTGCCATATCGACCATTGAAAAGGCATCGGTTATCCTTGCGGTTATCTCGGCAGCCTTGCAGGTGGCTACGGCAATTGCCAACCTCTTCAATAACGACGACGACAAGCAAAAGGAAATAGAGACCTTACAGAAACGCATCGACCAGCTACAATGGGAGTTGGACAACAAGGAGGCCGTACGGTTGCGCGACGCGTACGGGGATGGATTGAAAAAGGTGCGACAATTGTATGCCGAGGCCACGCAAGAGATTATCCTCATGCACGAGGCATCTGAGCAGTACGGCAATAGTTGGAGTGCATGGCTTCGGCGTCTCTCTTACGAGGGGGAGATATATGCCAAGACAGTTGAGAAACTGGCCGACACGTACGCCAACATGGCTTACACGGCTGATAAGGCACTCGGTTCGCGCAGATATGAGGAGAGCCGCAAACATCTAGAGAACCTTGCCGAGCAACAACTGTTGATACAGAAACAGATTAGTGAGGAGGAGAGCAAGAAATCAAGCGATGATGGAAAGATACAGGAGTGGAACAACAAGATAACCGAAAATATAGCCAAAATGGCCACCCTGATTAACGACATGCTCGAAGATATTATCGGATCTTCGGCCGAAGACCTAGCGTCGGAACTTGGTAACGCGTTCTTCGAGGCCGCCAAGGCTGGCGAGGATGCGATGGAGGGCTGGCATAAGAAAGTTAACGAGATTGTGGCCGACATCATGAAGCGCATCCTCATCAAGCAATATCTTGAGCCTGAAATTGGCCGCGTATTCAACAGTTACAAGGATAAGTTATTCCCCAAAGGGGATGGCCGTAACGCCTTGGAAACGATGAAGTCATCCATCGCAGATTTTACCCGTGAACTGAATAACATCGGGGCTGGTTTCAAACCGACATTCGACGCTTTGGGTGAGAGCATGAAACAACTATTTGCGCCCGAAGACCCGAAACGCGAGGGCGCACAAAAGGGCATCGCCACCGCATCACAAGAGAGTGTGGACGAGAATAACGCGCGGTTAACCACCATTCAAGGACACACCTACACGCTGGTGCAGGGATTGGCGGAGTTAAACAACACAAGTAATCTCATCCTCATGCGCGTTACGGGCATAGAGCGCAATACGGATGCCGCCAACGCCAAATTGGAAAGGATGGACGCTCGGATGAAGAGCATGGACGATAGCCTAGATGACATCGCCACACGCGGAATTAAGATTAAAACATAGGAATTATGAATATCGTAGACAAGGTGACAATGACGGTTGAGGGCATGGGGGCGTGCGACACTTTCGAAGGGCGCACGCTTGACAAGCTGATTGAACAGCTGTTCACACCACAGGGTTTGGAGTTCGTTATGAAAAACGCGTACCCCGACCTAGACACATTCCGTAAGTTCAAGAAATACGGAGTGGAAGAGAAAGGCGTGTACATCGATTGCGGAGACGTCACCCTTACCAACCCCGAGAGGGTCTTCCTCATCGGTGACACACGCGCCACACTTAACTTCACGCAGACACGCGCCTATAAGGTGCGGTTAATGTTTGGGGCAAAAGCCACGGTCAACGCATCGGGATATTCCGTGGTGAGTGTGGGTAAGGACAGGATGTCGCGCGTTGAAGTAAATACGTCGGACAACGCGCTAATATTGAGATAAGCAGGATGAAAGGCAAGCTATTCATAGACGGCGCGGACGCATACGTCAAATATGGCATATTCGTAGAGAAGCAGGGACTGAAAGGGCTTGTGCAGATGCCTGCGTTCAAGAAGCTGGACACTATCACGTGGCCAGAGCATGATGGAGAGGAGGTGGACTTGACAGCCCCCGTGCTGGACGCAAAGGTCGTACAACTGCCCCTTGTCATCGTGGACGCTAAGCGTGCGGAACTTCTGTTCAACGACTTGTCCAATGGTGCTTACCACGAGTTCAAGTTTATGGAGCTGAACAAGACGTGCCGCCTGCGAATGACCGCCAACAACGCCCTTACAAGGAATGTCAAACTAGGAAAGATAACCCTTTCCTTTTCGGACGATTTCCCAAAAGTGCCGACGGGCAGCCCTTATCCCAAGGGGAAGAGCGGCGTCACCCAATCGGGCTACACCCTAGACGGGGTGGACTTCTCGCAATTCGGTGCATACGTGCTGGACGGCACGGATATGGCCGTACGCAAATTACCCAACGTGCAGTCCGCCTTGTCGGTCAGCGTCCCCAATGTAGCAGGCGTGACGTACGACGCCGAGAGCGTGAAGTTCCAATCAAAGGACGTGGCCGTTAGCCTGCTCATTAAGGCCGATACCGTGGCCGAGTTTTGGAGACGTTATGACAGCCTCTTTGCAGCCCTATTGAAGCCCGACAGCCGCAGGTTCAGGTGCCCCGACGTGAAGATGGAATACGACTGCCACTACAAGGGCTGTTCGATTTCCAAGTTCGAGATATTGCGCCAAACGCGCGTGTGGTGCGAGTTCACCGTTACCCTCGCGTTCACTTCATGGCGCGCTGTATGATAACCCCATTCAACACTAGAAGACATGATTACCCTACATTACAATAACAAGACTAAGGATGTTCAAGAGAGCGATAGTAGCTACCGCTATCGCGCACTAATGGCGAAGCCTCAACTCGTATTGAAGTTCTCACTAACCGAATATATAGAGTTTCCCATCGGCACATGGTGCGAGTATATGGGCGAAAAATACCGCCTGCACAAGGCGCAGGACATCAAGAAGAATGGCTTGCGCAACATCGAGTACACGCTCAATATGGGCGGTGACGAAGATAAGCTAGCCGATTACAAGTTTCGCAATTCGGTCGACCACCGACTGAAGTGGTCGATGTGTGCCAAACCGCGCGAGTTTGTGGAGGAAATAGTCAAGAACCTTAATGAGCGCGAGGGCGCGGATGTATGGTCTGTCGGTGATTGCTTAGATGCCAAGGAGAAGACTGTGGAGTTCAACCATGCCTACATTGACGCTGCATTGCAGGATGTGGCCGAGGCGTTCAAGACCGAATGGGAGATAGTGAATCACGTCATATCTCTTCACAAGGTCGAATACTTCAAAAATAGCCCCCTGCCATTGTCGTATGGTAAGGGCAAGGGTTTCATCCCTGGGGTTGGCCGTACCACGGCAGGCAACGAACAGCCGATAAAGAGGCTGTATGTACAGGGTGGTGACAAGAATATAGACCGCTCCAAGTACGGCTCGGCCGAATTGCTGCTACCCAAGGGGCAGACGCTGGAATATGACGGCCGCACGTATCGCACGGACGATAAGGGCATATATGTCGAGCGCGTGGACAAGGTTTCCGATGCGGTCAAGGAAGATAGCTTGGACTGTTCTGAAATCTACCCGTCTAGGGTGGGCAAGGTGACGGCCGTAAACGTGATTAACAAACAGAAAAACTTCTACGACATCGTGGACAACACCATCCCCGACAGTCTAGACTATAATAAGTACATCATCGCTGGCGAGAACATGACCATAGTCTTCCAAAGCGGGATGCTGGCAGGCACGGGTAAGGAGTTTGAACTGAAATACAAGCACGCAGACAAGCGGTTTGAACTTGTCCCGCAAGAGATAGACGGCGTAACGATGCCGAATGAAACGTTCAAGCCGCAAGTGGGCGACACGTATGCCATATTCGGCTGCATGCTGCCCGACGCTTATGTGTGCGACAATGCCACGAAGTCGGGCGCATCTTGGGACATGCTAAGGGAGGCTGCACGCCACCTACGCGAGCATGAAGACCCGAAGTTTACGTTCACAGGCACACTGCAAGGCCTGTACGCCAAACGCAATTGGGTCAATGTGGGCGGCTATCTGAAAGTGGGCGGCTACATCCGCTTTTCTGACACGCAGTTTGCCAAAGATGGAGTCGACATTCGCATTACGGGCATCAAGGATTTCCTAACCAACCCTTATTCTCCCACTATCGAGATTTCCAACACCGTGTCCGCGCAGGGTATCGGTTCGCAGCTTAGGGAGATTGACAACCAAGAGGTGGCTCTTGCCGACACCAAGAGGGAGATTGTGCAGTATACCAAGAGGCGTTTCCGCGATGCGAAAGAAACGATGGAATTGCTCGAACGCTCGTTATTGGAGGGTTTCACCGACAAAGTTACGCCTATTGCCATCCGCACGATGCAGATGCTCGTGGGTGACGAGAGCCTGCAATTCAGATTTGTCAACAATCGCACGAACCCCACGGCCGTGTCGCCAAAAATCACATATAACGGCACGAGCAAGCAGTTGTCAGTCAACGCTAGGCTGATACAGCACCTCACGCTTGGCATCAAGTCCATCAGCCCCCAGCACAAGCCTATCGAATACCGATATTGGGCACTATCGGAATACATCAGCGCAAGGCTCGACAATACATCGACACCGTATTATCTATATGTAAAGGCTGAACGCAACGGCCTCAACGCCACGTTCACATTATCCGAGCGTGCAATACGCATGGAGGAAGACAACAGTTACTACCACTTTCTCGTCGGTGTGTTAAACAGCGAGCATGAGGGCGACCGCAGCTTCACGACACTATATGGCTATACCGAAGTTCTGCCAGGGCGCATCACCACGGACAAGATTGTAAGCGGTGATGGCAATAGTTACTTCGACATGCTGTCCGATGCCCTCAAACTCGGTGATAAGCTGCAATACAACGTTAATGGTGACGGACAATTGAAGATACGCGGTACTATCGTGCAGAGCCAATCGGGGGACGAAGCCCCAATCGGATGTTTCCGCGGTGATTACAATGCCGCCAATACCTATTACAATGGCGATGAGGTGACGTATCTTATCGATGGCAACTATTCCACATTCCGATACATTCACACGTCACCGTCAAGAGGTCACCTGCCTACCGAGGTAGGATATTGGGCGGTGATAGCCCAAGGGCAAAGGGGCAAGGATGGCAAGGGTGTAGAATACATCTATAAGCGCACGGACTTTGAGGTCGTACCTGCCACGCCCACCTCGCAGAATACCAATGGGCATGTGCCTGACGGATGGACGGACAACCCATCGGGCGTTACGGCCGAATATCCTTTTGAGTATGTGTGTACGCGTAAGCAGGGCGACAATGGCGTATGGGACAATTGGAGCATGCCTAAACTATGGGCGGTATTACCACAATCTAATGAAAACCTGTTAGAGCAAAGCGAGTTTGAAAGCGCGGCCAAGATGGGCAAGTGGACCGCCACCAAAGGTGAAGACAATATCGCCAAGGGCAAGGGTAAAGACGGTACGAACGCCTATATCGAGACGAACGACAAACGTTATTCCGAAAGTCCATATCGTGACGTATTACAGCAAACATTAGTCGGGAATGGCATTGCCAAATTGCAGCCATCGACATGGTACACGTTATCTTTTTGGGAGCGCAGTGGCTCGCATCGGCTGGACATCAACCAAACGAGCAGCGCATACGGGTTCGCCGAACAGAAGCTATACCTATTCTTCAAGCAGAAATATACCTTACAAGTAAATGGCCGTATCGATGCGCGTGCAAAGACTGACGGCAAGGTGCTGGCCGTATTCATATACAACAAGGATTGGACGTGGCAGAAAGCCATTCAGATAGATACGACCGAGGATAAGACAGTGGAGTTGGAGTTCTCGGACGTGCCGCGCGACGGCGAGTACCTTATGACGGCATTCCTATACAACGACAGCGCACCACGTGACGGCAAGGCCACACTCAATTGGGTTCGGCTTGTCAACCAATCGTGGTGTATGCAGTCTTTCGTCTATCCCTCGGCCGTGGATAACAGCTTAGTGGTGACGGACGGCAAGGAAAGACGCGACATTGGTAGCGACCTATCCGTAACATACGCCCCGAATGACGGCGCGGAGTGGCGCAGACATGTCGTGACGTTCAAGACTAAGGATGCGCTGCCTGCCGATACCGAGCAATATGCCTTGCTGCGTTTGCTGCCCTCTCCTATTACTGGGCAAAAGAATTATTGTGAAATCTGCATGCCCAAGCTAGAAGCGGGTAAAGTGGCCTCAACATATACGCGGAATATTACCGATGTGGCGGGCGACATCCCG